CTCAAACTTATTATACAGTAGGACCGGCACAGGAACTTGGCGGATTTGGTTTTGGTACCGGTCAATGGTCAGGAACGGCTTCCGGTCCAGCAACAACAACTTTAGCAACAACGATTGCAGCCGATGTTGCAGTCACTGATGTTGTCTTAACGAGTTCAGCAGCCTTTCCAACTTCAGGAACAATTCAAATAGGAACAGAGGAAATTACTTTTACCGCTAATGATACAGGCACTAATACTTTAAGTGGTGGCGCCCGTAATGCTAATGGAACCACGCTAGCTCTACATACAGCTGGAGCAACAGTTACTAATTTCACAGACTATGTTGGTTGGGGAGATGCTTCTGGAGAGGAGGTTACTCTTGAACCTGGTCTATGGATTCTAGATAATTATGGAACTACACTGATTGCTCTTATTTATAATGGCAAATGTTTTGAGTGGGATTCAACTGTTGCTAACGCAACCGCGACTCGAGCCACAGTTGTTTCAGGAGCCCCAACAGCTTCAAGACATGTATTGGTATCTCCCGTTGATCGACACTTAATTTTCTTGGGAACTGAAACTACAATTGGTACACCAGGTGATCAAGATGATATGTTTATAAGATGGTCCGATCAAGAAAGTACCAGCGACTATACTCCTTCCGCAACGAACACGGCAGGAACTCAACGACTAGCGAACGGCTCTAAAATCATGGGCTCTATTCGAGGTCGGGACGCTATTTATATTTGGACCGATGCGGCCATCTTCTTGATGCGTTTCGTTGGTCAACCCTTTACCTTTTCTTTCGAACAAGTTGGAACGAACTGCGGACTCATCGGTAAGAATGCTTGCATGGAAGTAGATGGTACCGCTTTCTGGATGTCAGAAAATGGATTCTTTAGTTATGCTGGTCAACTTCAATCGATGCCATGTCTCGTTGAGGATTATGTTTTTGATGATCTGAATAGTACATCTAGAAATCTTATTAATTGTGGTTTGAATAATCTATTTGGAGAAGTGAGCTGGTATTATTGTAGTAGCGGTTCCAATGTAGTGGACCGTGTAGTCACTTATAATTATTTAGAATCAGTGATGCTTAAAAAACCCATATGGTATACAGGCTCTCTGCCGAGAACGGCGTGGGAAGATTCAGAAATATTTGCTAAACCCCATGCATGTTATTATGACAACGCTGATGATGTCTCCTTTGATGTCGTAGGCAACACGGATGGAATTACTATCTACTACGAACATGAAACAGGGACCGATCAAGTAAATGCAGGAGGAGTAGTAACGGCCATCCTAGCTACCATTACTTCAGGAGACTTTGATATTACTCAGAAAAGAGCGTCACAAGGACAACTTTTAGGATCGCCAGACCTCAGAGGCGATGGAGAATATATTATGAAAATCCGAAGATTCATTCCTGATTTTCTTACTCAGACGGGTGACACTCGAATTACTTTAATGCTTAGAGATTTTCCTAATGATGCAGCGGCAAGTTCTTCACTAGGACCCTTTACAATCACTAGTTCCACTGGTAAGGTGGACACGCGCGCAAGAGCAAGAGCTATTGCGCTTAAAATAGAGAACACAGCGGTCTCTCAGGACTGGAAACTGGGAACCTTTAGGCTGGACATACAACCAGACGGGAGAAGATAATGGCAAGAATCATAGGAAACAGAATCGTACCAGAAGAAGTTATTACAGAACAAGATACATGGAGAACGAACATGAATCCTCAAGGTGCGTGGGGGAATTATGGAATTAATACTTTAGGAAACGCTCCCTTTAAAGGACTAGAACAATTTCCTCTAGCTCATGCTGGAGTAGCTGGACCAGAATATTTAGACGAAGATGTACTGAATATGAATCAGGATTTAAATAATCCGGACAAAGCCATTGGACCTATCATGAATTTTAAAGATGCTCCCATAGAATTGAATGAAATAGCAAAAGGATTATACAAGAATAATCCACGATACGGACTCATTGATCAATTTAAAAATCAAGGAGGAGATGAGACTACAGGTTTTAAATTTCCGAGTATTATAGGAGGAATTGGAAACTACATTAAAGATCAATTTGAATATAGACCTGCAACAGAAGAAGCATGGGATCCTAATACAGGAAAATATATAAGTATAGAAGACCAGAATAAACAGAATGCCTTGGGTGGTTATTACTCTGATGCGGCACGATATGCTCGAAAACAGCGAAACAGAGTTGTGAAGATGTTAGCGCGACAGGAAGCTGGTAAAAGTTTCAGTGAAAAGAATTTAAAAAGATTACAAGAGTTAGGATATGGTCCTCAAGAAGAAATTATTACTACTGATCAAAAATGGTCTCCAGATGCAGGAACAGGAAGTACCTACACGGGACCCCAAACATATGATTATAGTCCTTCACAAGCTGCTCGTACGGAACATTATACAGAAAGACCGGGCACTCAAGGAGGATATATTGATCCTGGCAGAGATAGCTACGGACCATGGAAAGCAGAAGGCGGCCGAATTGGTTATGCAAATGGAGAATTTGTAGACGAAGATATAAATATTCAAGGTCCAGGTTATGATGTCAACGAAAATATTGAAATGGCTTCAGCTCAAGATCCTATGGATGCATTGAATGACATGGCCATGCAGATTTTTGGAAAACCCCTTCATGAATTAACGCCAGAAGAAAAACAAATCCTATTTGAAATGGCGAATGATCAAGCAGCAGGACCCGGTCAAGGCGAAGGTATAGCGAGCCTTGTTTAATGGCAAAGATTACACAAGCATTAACTCGTGCTAGTGCTGAATATGATCAAAAAACTCTTCAATCTTTAATTCGGGATCTGGACGGAGTCATCAATAAACTCAATACATCTTTTCAAGAAGAACTTAAACAGGAGGTAGAAGCCCAGGCTTTCTTTGTTGACTAATGGCAGTAATCAATCAATATAAATTTTATGGCAAGTATATCGAGGCGGCAGAATCAGGCACCCTACTTGCTCCTCTTATTTCTGAAACGGTTATTATAAAATCCTTCCGCGTAACCAATAAGTCAGCGAGTAACGCTCCTACGCTTACCGTTAAAAATAATGGCGTTTCGATACTTTGGGCTACAGCCCTATCTACAGGGACTAGTGTGGAACTTTTATCCCTTCCCTTAGTCGTGGAAGGCAACACGACCATAACCTATACCACGGTGGGAGATTGTACGGACGGAGTGGTTATTGGTATTAGTTACTTAAACATTAAAAAGGAGGTTACAGTATAATGACTACACTTAAAGCAGCGAAGGTTACAACGACGATCAGTAATTTAAAAACAAAGGAAAAATATAAGACCGAAGAAGAGTGGAAAGCTAAGGGAATTCCGGAAAAAGACATCAGAAGAGATGTCCATGTCCTGATGCCGAAGCTTGATTTGTTCGGTAAAACAAAGTAGGTTCAAAATTTAGGCTAAATTATGACAAAACCACACAGACAACGCTACGGATTAGGAAGCTTTATTAAGAAATTCACAAAGCCCATTAAGAAAGTATTTAAAAGCCCAATAGGAAAAGCGGCTATTCTCGGGGGCTTGGGTCTATGGGGAGCTAATAAGGCCGGAGGTATTGGTAATCTATGGAGTAAATTAGCGGGTACTGGACTAGGAAAATGGGTTGGCGGTCTTAGTGCAGGTCAAAAGATTCTAGGAGGATTAGGAATTGCTGCCGTTGGTACTCCGTTATGGCAAAAGATGATGAAGACAGGTCCTTATGCGGAAGATGATGAAGACCCAACACCTTGGGATATTCAACCAGCAAGCATGGCCAATCTTATGAGTGAAGCTCGAGACTATTATCGAAATTATAATCCTTCCCAAAGTCGACTGGCATTTATGCCCGGAAAAGAATACGTCAATCCTACTTTCTATAGTGCGAAAGGTGGACTAGCAAAATTAGCAAACGGCGGAGGAGTTGCCGAAGCTCAAGCAGAACAAATGTTAAAAATGGAATATCAAAAGTATCGTAACCAAGGTGGTACGATGTCTTATCAACAATTTAAAATGGCCGTATTAAAACAGGCTCAAGGTCAAGGACCCATGGCTCAGGGACAACAAGTACCACAAATGGCAGCCAAAGGTGGAAGAATAGGATATGCAAAGGGTAAAGAAGTAATGCCACTATTAGATATGGGAGGCAAAGAAAAAGATTATAGACAGGAGGGTGGCTTTGTGCCAATAGGTAGAGAAGAAAAAGCCGATGACGTTCCTGCAAGATTAAGTAAAAACGAATTTGTATTCACCGCAGACGCTGTAAGAAATGCCGGCGGTGGAGACATCGATCAAGGCGCACAGGTTATGGAAAACGTAATGAAGAATTTAGAAGAGGGTGGAGAGATTTCAGAAGAATCTCAAGGCGCTCAAGGCATGTACAATAACATGAAACAATTAGAAACAAGGATAGCATAATGGCATTACCAGGATATTTAGAAGACACAGCAAAAGATTACGCGGCACAGGCAGCAACAGCCTATAAAACACCCCTTAAACCTTCTACGTTTATGGGGCAACAATATGTTGCACCAATGGATCCATTGCAAACCTCTGCTATTGACATGGCAAAGGCTGGTGTAGAATCTTACAAACCTTATTTAACGGCAGCTCAGGCCAACCTTACAGCAGCAGGGACAGCGCAAGCAGGTCTCGGTGCTTTAACAGGCCCTGATGCTTACAAAGATTTCATGTCGCCCTATCAACAAGATGTGATTGATACCTCTTTACAAGCATTCGACAAGCAAGCGGCACAGCAACAACAAGCTTTAAGAGATCAAGCACTAGGAGTGCCTGGTGCCTTTGGCGGAGGACGTGAAGGCGTTCAACAAGCGGAGTATCAAACAGGAAGTGATTTAAATAGAGCAGCCCTTCAAGCACAACTAATGCAACAAAATTTTGGTCAAGCACAGACTGCAGCTCAACAAGCATTTCAAAATCAACA